CTCACCGGTCGATTCATCGATTAGAAATGGGGCATTATTATATACACAAGCTGCGATTTCCACAATCATACTGGCATTGTATCCAACCTGCTGAGCTAAAATCTTATCCTGTCTGGTTGCGTCCTTGAAACTGGCCCTGATGCCAGTCATGTATTCCCATTCTTCTTTCTCAAAGCCTTCTGAATCTTCATCCACAGTACGTTTTATCGGTAACGAAATGCTTCTGTTCCACATTATTCGTCCTCCATAGTCAACCGAAATACCTTCTGTCTGTAAAGCTTTAAATATATTTCTGTATCTGATCGGTCATCTCCCAGATATGCTTTTACATATAGTGTCACAGCTGTTTTTACCTGCGGATCTGTTCCATTCAGATCCAGTAATCTTTCCGGTACTCCTGATGCTTTCATATCTGCCAGGCAGTCATTTATGTATACTTGGATATCTATATCATAAGTATCTATATCTTCTGGTATTCCACATCGACTTTTTATTATTTCCAGCATTTGATCACCTTTTCCAAAGCATGCCGGAAATTTCCCCGGCATGCTATATTTTTATTATTCAGTAGCTTCCGTAATGGTCAGGACTCCATTTACAAAAGCGGCATCATCTTTAGTCTTGCAGTCTTCTCTTTCGATTGCGCGGAAAAGTGTCAGATCTTCTTCAAATGCATTCAGTTCTCCGGCAACGGCAATATTGGATGTAATAAGTGTCAACTGTTTTCTGTCAAAAAATTTGATGCCTTCTTTGAGATCTCCAATGATTACAGGAATCTTTGTAGTACCTTTTGTAGTTGTATCCGATGGCATATCGTCATTCGGAATCACTTTTACCGGTACAGTTGTTGCGCCAGCGCAAAGCACCATTTTCATAGGATCTGCTGGTGAAGGCTGCAATAAATACTCTCCCCTATCATTTTTCAGTGTGTCAAACCACTGTAATCCATCATCATTAGTCACAATGCATGACGTCTGCTTAAATGCCTGTCCAAGAGTTACATTTAATGCTTTTTTAATATCATCAAGCGATTTGATTGTCGTTTTAGCCTTCTGGTCAATCACACCAAGAATAATCTTATTTCTTGTAACACGTGATTCATCTCCAATCCAGGTTACAAGTGTGTCTGTAATATTGGCGTCTGAGTCTTCCAGAAGCTCATTTGTAACCGGAAAATATCCTGCATACTTAGCAATTTCATAACTCATACGTTCAAACTGAGGTGTAGAACCAGCCGAAAGCTTCCCGCCTTCACCAATCTTTGTAAATCCGGTCTGCTGAGTTCTCTTCTTGAAAGTCCTTGACCCTTTATTTGTTGTAACATTTTCTACATCAACCAGATCGATCAGAGATGTTTTAGCAGTTCTACGCTCATTAATTCTCGTCTGGATATCTTCTGGAACTGTATAGCCGCCATCTGCTGCAGTACCTTCGTTCATAGAATTTCTGAATCCTTTTCTGGCAGCATCAGCAAACTCTTTCACTGAATCTTTTTTCTGATTAAGATTCACTCCTTTGTTTGTGTTATTTTCAAGATTCGTCACTGCTGTATCATCAATGTCTTTCAGAATGTCAAATTCATCCTGCAGTTTTTTGAGTTCATCCTTAGCTGCTTTCGCTTCCTCGATCTTCCCCTGATCAACCAGACTTCTTACTTCGACTTTCTTATTATTGATCTTATCCAGTAACTCTAATAATTTTTTGTTCATTTTTTTACTCTCCTTTTGAATAAAATAAAGGATTCAGACTCCATACATGTCTAAATCCTCAATTAACTCTCTCGCTTCTTTTTTCTTGTTTTCTACATTTCTTTTTTCTTCGATTGCCTGCTGCCTCAATTCATCAGTCAGCCACATACCATTATAACTGTTTGTATACTGCTGATTATGTTGTTCTGACATAATCTCATCCACAAATCCATAATCAAGGCACTGGTTTGCAGTAAGCCATGTTTCTCTGTCCATGAGCTTAAGTATCTCATCTAAAGAACGTCCGGATTTTTCTGTATAAGCAGCTGCCAAAGCTGAATTCATCTGCTTCAGAATCTCTGCATTTTTCTGCATATCATGATAATCACCAGAAGCTCCTGACATAGATACATTATGTATCATGATCATTGCCACAGGACTCATCTGACACTTTCCAGCCATTGCTATGACACCAGCCGCACTTCCGGCCATACTCTGAATTTTGATCACGACATTTTTCTTCTGTTTAAGGGCACTATATATTTCCTGACCGGCCATAACAGATCCACCACCAGAATTCACAAGTACTTCGATTTCCTCATCTACTGCAGCGCTGTTTAAAATATCCGTCACATCGCGAGGACATGTCGCATCCATTTCAAACCAGTCGTAAATCCATTTATCATCATTGCTGATAATGTCTCCTTTGATATTAATCGTCAGCATTCCCTTCACCTCCTTTAGTATACTGGGCTCCAACTTGTGTTATAGGAATATAATTTCCATTGACCATCAATACATCTCCACCATCAGCTGCCGGCATATCGAGATATTCTCTAGCTTCATTTGGCATGTATATTCCATTATTTACAGCTTTTGAAAGATTTTCCATCTGAGTCTTACTGTCAGTTCTTAAGATTGACCGTTCATTGAATTTGTAAAACTTTTGATCAGCAATCTCATCCGGCATTAAGACTTTTCCATTGATTTCTTCCTCATACATTTTGATTCTGTATGACATGGTTTCTACTAAAAAAGCCAGCTGCTGTGTCTCACTATTTGAATAACTGGACTTTTCATAATTATTAATCTGGTTTGGCTTAATTCCAAACGCACCGGCAATCTGTAAAGCGCTGTATTTTCTCAATTCGAAAAACTGAGCATCTGCCAGGCTTACATTCAATGGAGTCAATGTCAATCCTATGGGAACCGGCACGATTTTTCCTGCATTCTGAGGTCCTGACAAACCATCGGCGAACTTTTTCTGTAATTTTTTCACTTTCTCATCGCTTAGATCTCCGGTGTATTGCATGGCCATTCTTGCTGTAAGCCCGTTTTCGTACAATTGATTCATATATCTCTGGCTGGCATTTGCTCCATCGACCGTATGAGACAATATACTTCTCACGGACTCTCCCATGAATCCATCCAGGCTGTACCAGGTTTTAAAATGCATCACTTCACTATCCTTAAACAGATACTGTTTTCCTGTTCTTGGATCACTATATCGATAATAAAGTTTTCCTTCTCCGCCCCAGATACCAACATCATCCATGATTGGAGTTACATAGTTACTCTGCATTGGCCACATATCCATAATCTGATATTGACCACCATATCTAGCCGGCAGGAACTTTCCTCTTATCCAGATATAGCCATTTCCATAGTGCTGACAATTCTGTTCAACTGTGGTCCACATAGTCGTTGGTGTCATATATGGATTTGGACGTACACTCATGAGTATCCCGGCAGTTGTAGGATCAGCACGGATCCGTCCTCTTTCTGTCTGTTGATAATATTTAAGTGGCATTTTCCCCAATGTTTCTGCAAGTAATTTCAGACACGTATAATATGTTACTTCTGATACTGCTTTATAATTTGTCGTAGATATTCCAAGCCACTCTAAAAGTTCTTTATCATTCAGTTCTACAGTTTGTCCTTTTAATGCCTGTATTGCATTTTTTATCCTTTTCGCAATATTCATTACCAGTCACTCTCCAAAAATTCATCTATTCCCTTCAATACAGAAGGGTAAAACTCATGATACATAGCGAGTTTGTATGCACACAAAACAGCATCAACGGGATCGATTCTCTTTGTTGTGGCATCTTTATCAATCTTGATCAATCCATTATTTTTTCTGATAACCGCATTGCTCATTGCAAAATTCAGAAGCGGATTATGCGTATACAAGATATTTCTTGAATATACCTGTTCTCTGAATCCCTGTGTAGATTCATTCAGTGATTTATGACTTTGATATACTTCTTCTACAACGTATCCCTGATCAGACAAATCCATCATCAATTTGCTTGCATTCGCCGGATCAAAACATAGTGTATGTATCTTCCATTCATTTTCTCTACATACCTTCAAAACATATTTCATTACAGCATCCTGATTAACAATCGGTGTCTCCGTGACCGTCAGGAATCCCTGTCTCTCCCATGCATCATAGTCTACTTTATCTTTTGCCTTCCTTTCACAAAGTTTTTCTCTGTTCGGTATAAACGAATGCGAATATACAATATATTTCACAATTGGTTCATCATTCTCATCCCGTTCCTCGCTTTTAAAAGGAATAATAAATGATACTGAAGTTAAGTCTATCTTTGCTGACATATCGAATCCGACATACACATCCATCCCTTTTGTATTGATTGGAATATCACAAACTTCACAGGCATTCCATTTTGCCATGTCCATGTAGCCGTTTTCTTTTGCCTGCACCCAGATATTGAGCATTTTTGTTAAAAATGCTGTCATCTTCTCAGGAATACTTTTCGCAACCTTCCAAGCATCCCTAATCTTTTCGCGACCATTTTCGTAACTCATCCTTATCGGATTTGCTTTTTCCCATAATCTCTCATCTTCCAGATTTTCAAGATTCTCTTTATAATCCTCCGGATCAACTTCACAAATATCAACCAGATATTTATCATTATCAATATCTATATCCGGATTAAGTATCTTTGAACAATATGTATACTCCTGTGTGTAGCAGGGATAGGTCAGATCCATTCCGGCTGTCGTAATGATCATCAGTAACGGCTCTTTTGTATTAGAGCCAAGTCCTAGATCATAGAATTCAGTTGTTTTATGCTGATGATATTCGTCCAAGATCAACCCGGCCGGATTAGTACCATCACCATTCTGTCCGTCTTCCTTCGACAGAGCTTTGATAAAACTGCCTGTTTTTCTATGAAAGACTGCATCACGTGTGAGCTTGAATTTAGTCTTTAACGGTGAATTATTCAGCATTAATTTTGCTTCATTCAATATGATTTTTGACTGATCGCGCTTAGTACCTGCTGTATAATATTCGTAATTTTCCTGATTTCGAGTAGACCAGACAGATATTTCATATAAAGCTACTCCTGCTTCCATTTGTGACTTTGCATTTTTTCTTCCAACCTCTATAAACGATTGTCGGAATCTTTTATATCCAGTTGCTCTTTCTCTCCAACCATACAATTGGCACAAATTGAATTTCTGCCATACCGTTAAGACAATCGGCTGTCCCGCAAGATCTCCTTTTGAATGTCTGAGCAGGCTGAACCATTCAACAATTCCATTTGCTTCTTCTTCATTCCAAATGTAAGGCCACGGCTCCTTCAAGCTTAAAGCTGCCTCTTCTTTTTTGCAGTCCTCTAAAAATCTCCTGCAGGCCCACTCATGTTTCTTTCCGGATATTATTACGCCGCTAAGGCACCGCCTGGCATATTCCTGTAATTCCTCTTTAATCGTCATATATTACCAAACTTCTTTGTAATATCTTCTTGTGTTTTATCTATCTTTATAGCTGCTGCCTTCAGCCTTGCATCTATAGTTAAGCCACATAATGAAGCAAATCTTCTCATTTCCTCAGCATATCCTTTCTGGATATCTACCATAGGATTCTTTACCACAATCACTCCATTACGTGTCTCGCGATCTATGTAAAATGTCTGATCTCTTAAAATATTTGTAGCTTTTACATAATTTGCGAAAGCATTACAGTAGCCGCCCAGGTTATTTCTATCCAGATTTCCAATAAGATTTATTTTTTTCAGTTCTTTTACGATTCTTTTCCATTCTTTCACCGCCACTTCATCGATTAGCCAATCCGGAGGTCTGCTGAGCTGGCTCGATCCGGTTTTTACTTTTTTTTCTTCATTTTTTCTGCGTTCCATGCTTATCACAGTGAGGTTTCCTCTCTGCATTTCCAATGGTTTTCTCGGTCTTCCCACTCTCATTCCTCCTTTCTGCCAACTTTTTTTAAGTATTTAGAAATTTGTGTGAAGAAAGGGGGCAGTGCGGTCTGGAGCGACTGCTCCAAACTTTTACACTCCCCCCTGCCTTACCAATTCACGGTATTGAGTCAGCATTTTCTGTAATTCTATCTTTATTTTTTCTTTATCTGTTTTATATAGCTGTTCTATTTTACTGTGTGTATCATGATTCAAGCTCATGAGATTATTCGGATCATTTCTTTTATTCCAGTCATCCCTTAATGGAATTACATGATGAATAGTATCAGCCCTCACCACAACACCTTCAGTCATATACATGTAAACATCTATGTATTGATCTATGTCCAGCACATTCTCTCTGATTCGTTGCCATTCTGCACTATCATAAAATTTCTTACTCTTATTATCCCTGCTGTATCTGTCATACTCTCTGTGCCTTTCTTTCTGACATGGACATCTGCTGCCTGACTGGATTCTTTTTCCACATCGACTGCATCGTTTATATATTGGCATATTCATCTTCACCTCGTAAAATACAGTCCTGCCAGCGCCATAATGACAGCCGGTTGCCGCCATGCCGAAAGGAGGTGCGCAAACACTCACATGCAGTGAATCCTCTGCCTAATAAAGCATGTAAGTGCTGGTGCTGTGCACGCTGTACGATTATTGACATTAGAAAAGCACCCCGAAGGGTGCTCTGTTGTGTTGCATGTGTATATTTTAATTATTTTCTTCTGTGTTTTTTACATGATTTATCATTTTTTCTACCTCTAAATTAGTATTTACTGGCACAATTTTAATGTCAGCGTGATTTCTCTGAAAAACAACAAATATCTCATGTGCAAATCCCTGCCCAATTTCTTCGACATCAGCAAAATCCAATTCTACTTCTTTAAATTTTTCAAATCTATTACATAGTCTTTTTGCCTGAGATCTCGATACAGGGTAAGTGTCAAAAATATTTTTGATTGGAACATGTGTTTTTGTAAATCCTCCATCAACATCAGAAAACATGTCAAACACCTCTCTCAAAATTTTTTTACTATAATTTGACAAACTCATAAGAATAATAGTTCCTCTACTATCTTTTTGTTTGCTCAACGATTCTACTTCATCTGCATCTTGCAAAATTTCATTATATTTATCGTGTGTAAATATTTTTCCATCAGAAAAAGCAGCAAATGTGTCTAAAACCCTAGAAGTAAAGAATATTCCTTCTCCAGAATGCTTCTGTGTATCTGTTGTAAGCTTTCCCTTAAACAGTTCTCCCACAGCATCATCTAGTGTTGGAAAATTATAATAATCTCTAATTTTTCTGAAGATTCCAACTCCCTGATCTGCAATAAGAATCATAGTATTCATATAATCCTGGATAACTCTTATTAAAATAATATCAGATTCAGAATGATCAATTGCATTATTCATCATTTCCATAAAAGAATATTGCCATATTTTTTGAACATTTAAAGGTAATTTTTCAATATATTCTTTTATACATAAATCATAAATAACGTCTTCCTGAAGGTCTGGAGTTTCTCTACGATCATAAACATAAGTATGAGTTTCCTTGATTAGCTCATACTTTTTATTGTTAGAATCTCTTTTTTTTATTATTTTTTTTGCTTCGAGTTCTCTAATATAACGATATACTGTATTTAATGATATTCCAAAGGCTTCTGCAGTTCTTTTTGCAATATCATTCTGGGAATTGTCTACTTTTTCCAAAATATATCTTTTTATCTTTTCTTTTTTCTCTTTAGTAAAACTCATAGACGCCTCCTTTTTTAACTTTATTTTTTCTTTTTTTAACTATATCACCAAACTATAGTTTTGTAAAGTTAAAAAAGGCTGTTTTTTATTTATCAATTAATGCCATGTACAAAAAGAACCCCGTAATTTCTACGAGGTTCCTTCTGAAAATTATATTCTTGGGGTAGAATATCTTTTCTCCATAGGAGAAGTCGGAACAGATGGGTTCGGACCACCGACACGCTGGATATAAGCCAGCTGCTCTACCACTGAGCTATGTTCCGGGATGTCCTGATCTGAGCACCACCAGAGACCAGGACGGGGGATTCATCATATCTTATATGCGGAAGATACGTATGAGAAAAGAAAACTGAACGTCTTGGCTATTTCCAATTCGTTCATGATATACTATAACATCTTTGAAGCGGACATATCGGACAAAACGGACAAACTTTAATTTTTTTCAAAAAATCTTTTAAATTCTTTTCTTACACTTTCCTCTGTAGTCTTCCGTCCCATCCGATCTGCCACCTGCTGCCAGGTCATTTCCTCGAAGATCTTGTATTTAATAATCCGCTGCATCCGGAATGGGATTGATATCATCCAGACTTCTACCTGAAGCTTCAGTTCTTCTGCTTTCTCTTTTTTCTTTTTCAGGATTTCTTTCTTGGCTCTGATCTTTCTGTCATCTTCATATGAGTACGTTGTTCCCTGTACTTTGAAGTGCTGTGGATTATAAGGGAATTCCGGATTACTGCCAGATACTGTCTCATTTGCCGTGATACTCTTTCTTTCCTCCAGCTTGTGGATTTCTGCCTCAGTCTCTTTGATCACCTCACATGCATCTATGTACTCTTCCAGAATTCTCTTGTCCATGATGTCAGCCTCCCCGTTTCCATTTCTTCTTGGTTTTTCTGTCTCTGATCTCTGTTATCTCCAGTCCCATCCTGTATGCCATTGCCCGAAGGATACAGTAATCTCTGTATATCTGTTCTGGCATATGTCCTTCACCTCTAATAGCTTCACCAGCTGTTGGATCCGGATATCCTTCATGATTTCTGTATGCCATAGCTATTCACCTTCATCCTTTATGCATATATCCCAATATTCACAGGTCAGACAGCAATGTCTGCACTGTTTCTTTCTAGCTCTGAATATCCAATGTATTAATCTCTTCATTATTCCGTCTCCTTATAGCACTCCGGAAGTGGCATCCAGGCAATTGGTTTCCAGGATTCGCTTAATTTGCTTGAGGTTAATTCTGAACAGAATTCCTTTTCGTTTGTATAGAAAAGCTGTTTTCCCTCTTTCATATAATTCGTGAAAGCCTTGCAGACACCTCTTTGTCCAAATTTATTCTCAACTGTAAGTAACACTGGATAACCACAACAATTCGGCATATCACTGATCGGAATCCAGTTACTTTTATTTGGTTCTGCATCTTTGATATCTAATATCTCTATCATCTTTTCCTCTTTCCTTTTACATATTTCGAACATTCTGCTTCCGGCTGTCCCATATTCCGGCTATGGCCGGTTTTACCGTAATAATCGCATTTGTATACTTTTGCAAGCTCTTTCCGTGTTCCATAGATACATGTCCGACATTTCTTTGTATCAAATACTTTCTGCGGTTCTTTTTCTTTTCGGTATTTACCTAAGCCGTACTTCCTGATCCAGTTTGTTACCGTTTCCGAGCATGTTCCAAAATATTCTGCAATCTGTTTTGATGTGCATCCGTTCTGCAGCATCTTGATCACAACTTGTTCATCATAGGTGCTTTGCTTTGTTTTGGTCTTCAGACCGTATTCCTTCATTTTCTTGAATACAGTTCCTTGTGAGACTCCCAGCTCTACAGCAATCTGTGTCTGTGAGTATCTTTTATCTATGTAATTTTGCAATGTTTCTTTTGCTATTTCCACTTTATCCATATTGATGCCCTCTCAGGAAATTACGCATCATGGATTCTCTCCAGTCTGGCTTATGATCAGCACATTCATCATCATCTTCCACCAGGATCCCTTTGCGGTCGCAAAGGCCGTCATCATTGTCTTTACAGGTCTTACATGTCTTATCTTCCATACACATTCTCCTTATAAATAGCTCTTTCCGAATATTTCTATGAACTGCTGCCGGCTGTGCGTCCTCTCATACTCTTGCTGCCCGATCCGGTGCAACAGCCTCATTGTTTCCGGGCAGTTGTGCACTGCCAGCGGTCCCATTGTGTGGTGATCCAGGCAGAGCCATACCTTCATCCCAGTTTCTTCGGAATGTTTCCGGTTGGGTCCTCCAAATATATGATGCTCATCTATAAACAGATGTTTCTTGTAATTCCCGTCCAGGAGCATGCAGAGATAGCATGTCCCATTTTTCTCATGCAGAAGACTTTTGGGATGTTTCATTCTCTTCTTCTTTTTCTTTTGTGTCTTTGGAAAAATCAATCCTGACTGATCCATGTTCCGCTCCTTTCCGGAGGAGGCTATACAGGCACCTCCTCCTGTGTGAGATATATGTGATTTTAGATAGCACCCGTTATTTACGTGTCCGATTCGGACACCTTGATTCCTCTGCTGCAGCCTTCGCCTTCTCTTAAATTCCCATCTAACCCTGCGCCGAGCCGGCACCAGTCAAATTCACCATCATTGCAATGTGCTCTATACTGGCATTCTTTGCAGAGGACAATGTTCCGGTGTTTTGTCATTATCTTGTACAGTTCAGAATCCTCAAAATCGTTGATCTTGTTGTACTGATTCAGGATATTACAGATATGGCTTCCTATATCGCATTCTTCTGCACAGTAGTCTTCCAGTTTTTCCGCATCTGTGATTTCTTTCGGTTTCTGGCATATATGATCGCAGATGTACTCCGCCATGTTTTCAACAATATTGTCCATTTCTGTTCTTTTCATCAGTCATTCCACCTTATCTTGATTTCGAATCCTAATCTTTCTTGTATGGCCTGCCGGTAATCATCCCATGTGGCAAGGTCATCTACGAGGTACTGTGCCCCTTCTGCCATCTTGTCCATAAACTGCTGGCATCTTTTTTTGCCGAAGCCCCACAGATCACAGAGACAAGCTATTGAAAGGATTGAATATGTATCTAACGTCATCTCTTTAATCTTATTGCTGGCTGCATTCAACTCCTGTCTGGTAACATTCAAGCTGATGCCGGTTCTCTGTCGGAATTTGATTTCTTTCTCCAGTTCTTCAATACCTTTATCTTTTACAAGTCGGAGAGCGAATTCCATGCCCTCTGTACGCCCCTGCATATATGAATCCAATTTACTCATTTCTGCACTCCTTTCAGAAACTCTACAAGTTCTGTTTCGCTGTTCGGATGCTTGTTGTATTTTGAATGATACGTCCATTTCGGTATTCCATTGTTTCTTTCCGGCTCCGGTCCGCCTACAAGATGCATGTAGTACGGTTCATTCGGTACCCACACGCTGTTATAAACCGGTTCCGGATCATATTCTTCTACGATCAGGCGCGTGCCGTTTTCAAAATCATATTTGTAGTACCTCGCTCCGATATGTTCATCTGTGTACCACAGTCCCCATTCTTTATAATTTCTCAGCCATTCTTTTCGCTGATCAGCATTTTTCATAACTGGCAATGGTGGCTGTATCGATATTTTAGAACTATCTGCTGATGTCATCTCGGTAATATCGCCGGAATGATCGGACGTTTTGTTGGGTTCAACAATGCGTTCCTCGATTTTGGCATCCTCAACGAAATCGTCCTGCTGCCTTTCGTCCGGTATTCCTGCTGCCGGTTGGCAGCATTCTTCCGGGCGTTGTGCAGAAGTATTGCACTCAAAGCTACATGAGCCGTGTCTTGTGCAGTTCCAGCAGCATTTCTCATTACAATCTTCTCCTGTTCCTGCTATCAGTTTCTGAGCTTCTGTAAGTGTACAGTTATGTTCCAGTCTATGAATACATTTTCCAGATCTCTTTTCTTCTTCCGGTTCGTCCACTGCTGCCATCTTGACCGGTTTCTGTTTCTTTCCGTATTTCTCGATCAGCTTCTTGGAAAATTCTGTCCAGCCTATTGACTCTTCCTGGTCAGTGCCGGCATTGAAGAGGATTCCTCCCTTGGTGCCTTGGTAGTTTAGTTGTCCGTTTCGGACGCGTACTGTTCCATACAGGGCGCTGAGCATGTATGTAGTCATGTTCAGATCTGATTTCTTCACATAAGTTTCTATGTTCTTCCGGAGAGATTCGTAGAACCGGTCAATCTGGATGTCCACCGGAACAGGAGTGTTAATCTCTTCCGGCTTATGAGGATGCAGTGCCTGATCTATAGTCATCTGTCCAGGAATATCTCTTTCCTGTTCCTGCTGCGTTTTCAGGAGCTTCGCTGCATTCAGTGTAACCTGCCCGGCTTCTGACAGGAGCTTACAAGCTT